GTCTGTTGTAGCAAGTAAATGTCAGCAAATAAGCTGGGCAATTAAGAACCAGAATGATGTGCCTGAACCTCTATGGTATAGCATTATAGGAGTTGCAGCATTCTGTACTGACCCTGAGGAAACAGCCATCAAGTGGAGTGAGGGGCATGATACGTACTCTGAAACAGTAACAAGAGATAAAGTTATACAGTGGAAAGACAATGCTACTGGACCAACAACATGCGATAAGTTTAAATCCGATAGACCAAGTGGTTGTAAGGGGTGCAAATACGCAGGTAAGGTAGGCTCTCCTGCAAGGCTCGGGATACAATACCAAGAGGTTACTGTTGTAGAAGAAGCCCCTGATAAGGTAGCAAATGCAGTACCTATGCCTAAACCATTTAAGCGGACAAAGCATGGTATTAAGATGACGATTGATGATACTGATATTGACATTTGTAAGTTTGATATATACCCTGTAGGTTATGGGCGTGATGACCACCTTGACTATGAAGTAGTTCGCTACCATTGGAAACGACCACATATAGGATGGACTGAACTAAAACTACGACAAGCATTCCTAACTGACGGGAACCGAGAGTTCCCTACTGCGATAGCAGACCAAGGGATTGTGCTACAGAATAAAAAACAAACGGAGTATTTTCAATATATGTTACGAACTTACATGGAAGAGCTAAGGCAAATTCGTACTATGACTAACCTCTATTCAACTATGGGTTGGAAAGAAAACAATACGAACTTTGTTATAGGAGATACAGTCATCCATAAAAAGGATGACGGAAGTGTCAAAGAGGAACAAGTTACCTTGTCAGCGTCGTCTAGCGCTGAGACTGCAGCGATGTACGGCAAGAAAGGAAGTGCAGAAGCGTGGACTAAGATGACTAATATGCTAGAGAAAGCACATATGCCGAGTCATATGTTTGCATTAGGTGTTGGTTTTTCTGCACCACTGTACAACTTCACTGGGCTAAAAGGCTTAACTGTATCTTTATATGGTGCAACAGGTGGAGGTAAAACACTAGCACAATACTGGATTCAATCTATATATGGTGACCCAGAGAAGCTACATTTTGCTGCTAAGTTTACACAGAATACTCTGTTCAATCGAATGGGTTTATATGCACATCTACCTATGACTATTGATGAAGTAACCATGATGCAAGATAAAGAGGTTGGTGACTTCTGCTATTGGGTAAGTCAGGGTAGAGATAAGGCTCGACTTAATCGTTCAGCAGTAGAGCGTGATGCTAAGACGTGGGCAACGCCAGTGGTGGTGTCAACTAACAAATCAATGCAATCTAAACTGATAGCATCAGGGTTAGATACAGATGCACAGATGGCGCGTTTACTAGAGGTAACAGTACCAGCACATGATTTGTTTACTAAGAACAGTACCGCAGGTAGAAACCTCTATAACTTTATAACTAATAACTACGGCCACGTCGGCCATACATTTATCAGTAAGTTGATGGAGCTTGGTGCTGACGACATAAGTGCTATGATTGCTGAAGCCACAGATAAATTCCACAAGCGTTATGATGCGGAGTTCAGTGGTGAAGAACGCTACTGGGAGCAGGCTATTATCCTAGCAGACTTAGCATCTAAACTTGCTAAAGACTGGGGACTTATAGACTTCGACTATACCAAAGGTACAGAGTGGGTACTCGAACAGATAGGTGCTATCCGCACTGTTGCTGCTGAGAGTAAGATGGATTCATTTGATATACTCGCTGCCTACCTTAGTGACTTTGCTGATGTTGCTATTACAGTTATGCATACTGCAGGGCAGAAACCTGTTGTTGATTTCCAACGATTACCACGTGGTGAAGTACGCATAAGGTTCGATGTATTCCGTAAAACAATGACTGATATATTCACAGGTGGTACGCTGATGATAGACCGCACACATTTCCGTAAGTGGTTGTCTATGCAAGGGCATGACTACAAGTCATTCTGCGGTGAATTAGTAACTGAGAACATTGACGCAACCCCTAAATCCAAGAAATGTTTCTTGGGTAAGAATACTCCTATTAAGTTAGGGCAGTCTTATGTTGTTGGTGTTAACCTTAACCATCCTAGACTACAAGGAATACTCGACGATGCAGATACAGCAGCTGAAGATTTATTCCAAGGTCAGTTAAAGATGGTTGACTAGTCGTTTACAAATACATCCATTAACCATTTAGTCTCAGGTCTGATTGTTTTAGGAGCAGACTTGAGATACCTCTCTGAAGTAGTTCTACTCCACTCTCTATAAGCTTTATTAGCTGACTTCGTAAATTGCCTGATATAGAACTCAGTCCCTTTAGTAGCAACATTCCATTCTTGTACAGCCTTAACAACTCTATTAACTTCCTCTGTGTCACCACTAATCTTAGCCTTGATGTAAGCACTGCGGAACTCAGTCTTAATATCTTTAGCATAGTCTGAAGTCTGTTTAGCCATCCTAACAATATCGTTCTCAGCTGTAGCAACTGATGGATAAAACCCTAACATCCTAGTTATTGCAGTCCATAATGTAGCATCACGGGATACCACTTTACCCTGAGCGTTGGTAATTAACCCCGTATCATAATAAGTGTAGCCATCTGTTATAGCTCTAAGTGTAGTGATAGGAGCTTCACGAGCAACTGTCATTAAGCTTGTGTGTCCTTTTCTTAGACCTACTGATTCTAACCCCCACTTAGACGTCTGTGCTGCTGTCCCTAATATACCTTTGGCTGTTGTCCATACTGGACCGAATGCATTCTCTGCTTCACGCCAAGGGTCTGCACCTGCTTTAAAGGCTCCAGTAAGTGGGAATAAATCGCCGAACCCAAGTCTAGTCGATACTGTTCCACCAAATAGTCTGTCAACTCCACCTCTCATGAAGATTGGCCCAAAGCCGGGGGCTATGTCCTCAACTATTTCTAACGCTACCTTCTCTACAGTGCTTACTCTTAGTCCGAAGAACTGTGCAAGTGTGTCTATCAAATCCATAATGTCATCAGCGAAAGGCATGCCCTTCATACCAGCAACCAAGAATAATAAACCTAAGAAATAACGCTTACCCTTCTTATCCATCTGCATTAGTAGCTTAATAGCTGATAATGTGAACTGCTTATACATCATAGGATACTGGAATATATTACCGCGTGCTATTTCAGGGCGGTTATACATGTCATAGTTACCTTGGCTATCGTACACAAACTGACCCGCTTTATCTCTGGCGTAAGTCACAGTCTCCGCGTCTACAAACTCTTTCTTGTTAGCAGCCATGTATCTATCTCGTTCTAGCCTATATGCTGCAAGACCTGATACTCGTCTATTAAGTTGCTCAGTTTGAGAGAATGGATACATCCAAGCTGTGATACCTTTAATAACTCTAGCACCTTGCACACCACCTCGAGACGAGCCGAGTAGTGCGTTCATCTGTGCAGGAGCCATTGTACCTTTTTCAGTTTCTTCTAATAGGAACTTAGCTTCGTCCAGAGTTATCCCGTATTTATTATATTTTTTACTGCCGTTAACTTCTTTCCAGTTTTTAACCATATCGTATAAGAACTCTGTCTCACCGAACTTAGGTTTCCAAATATCGAGTACAGCCCTATGAACAGCCACAGACGCTTTAGAGAATCCGAAGCCGCCGCCGAAACCGCGTTGCTTATTATAATAGGTTAGACTTGGTATTGTAAGTAGAGGGATTGAAGTTAAGTTAACTGCAGCTGTAGCGAAACTCATACCTAACTGCATGGTTACAGTAGCAAGTTTTAACTTAGAACTTAGAGCCCCTGATAGTATATCTTCGGTACTGGTTACAATGTTTCTAGTCTGGCCGTACCAAGCTAATAATTTCTTACCTTCATCCTGAAGCTGTCGGCCTTGACCCATAAGTTCTAACTTGATTTCTTTACCATCTACCTTAACTGTTTCGAAGCCTGATTCATTCACATCAGCTGAATAACGGTACATATAAGCGTATGTATCAAAGCGTTGTTTAGCAATAAACTTAGCTTCTTCGTTACCTGATTTACTAGCCTCAGTTACTTCATTCGCTAGCTTGTGCAATAGTTTTCTATCACCTGTCCACTTACTGCTGTCTGCCATTAAGCGTTCAATGGTATAACGATACTCACTCTTAGCTGCAACGTGAGCTCTAGTTTCTAAGTATGATGCGATATGCTTCAGTACATTTTTATCCCAACCTGGATTACCAGTTCTCATTAGGTGCTTACGTGCTTGTGCTTCAAAGCGAGCAGTAGCCGTTACAATCCGTTCTTGTTGCTGTGGAGTTAAGTTAATATCCAAGCGGATAAGTAAGCCTGCTATATCTCTGTAAGATACAGAACCAGACGATGGTGATTGCTTAGCGGCAGCACCCCACTGTGGAACTAATGTAATAAAGCGTTGCTGCCCTTCACTGTCAGTAACCTCAACCACTCTAGTATCACCACCTTCTGTTGAGCTTAAAGTTTCACCTAAGAACTTAACTATCTTTCTAGCTTCTTCTTTACTCTCTACTTGGTAGTACGGCATCTGAGCTGCTAAAGACTCATCTAAAGATACGGGGGCTCCTCGCTTACCGTTCTCGTATAAGTATGCCTGCATCCTAACTTGGTATTTAGCATCACGAACAAGCTGCACATACGAACCCATAATAGTACGCTTAGTATTTATCTGAACATTCTGTATATGGTTATCAGTAATAAACAACTTCTGGATGGCATGCTGCACAAGCTCTGCCTGTTTCTTAGTTAATAACTTATCGTGGATTGCTTGCACACGTTCTAAGATGTCAGTTCTACCTTTGAATAAATCTCCATGCTCACCTGTACCATGCTCTACTGATTCTTTGATGTCCTTAAGCTTCTTAGGTACGTACTTACCATCTACATGTTGCTTGTACATACCACGTGTAATTGCATATAAGAACTCTTCAGCTTTAGCCTTACTCTCTTTATCTAACTTAAGCGCACCCTCAGTAACTTTGCTATCGACACGGCGCATCTTAATGTATTCTCTGAATACATCATGGAAGAACTGTGTATCTGTGCTGTCTAAGTTTGTATTTAACCCACCACGTATTCTACGCAAGTCATCAATGTAAGCTACCTTCTCACTAAAGGCACTCTTGATTTCGGCTACAAGTACATCCAGTGCAGCTTGGTCAGTAGCACTACGGTTTTCTTTATACATCTGCCAAACAACGTGGTCTTCAGTGAATGACTTGTCATGAAGCCAAGGTGCTGATTCTTTCGTACCCCAGATTGAACCATCTTCTGCAACCTTAATACCTTTCCTAAGTTCTGCTAGCGATATATCAGCATGAGCTTGTTGTTGCTTAAGCACGTCTTCATTAATCTGAACATTACCACTCTCGTCATACGATACTAAATCCCCTATTCTGTTAAGTACACTATCAGTTACTTGTTTACCTTTAAAGATTGATAAGTATGAAAGCAACTCACCTGCCTGTAGCTTTTCTTCTTTAGTAGCAAGTGGAGTAAATCCATCTGCGCTATATTGAGTTTTAGTTTTAAGCTGGTAATGGTTCAAGTAATCTTTTGATGCGTTTGATACAGCTACGAATAATCCATATAAGTCTGTCAGACCTTTACTTCTAGTAGCCTTATGGTTTAATGTCTGCAGTGCTTCGAACACGCTACCTATTGCAGCCTTGATACCGCCAGCTTTCTTAAGTACATCCTGTACAGCATTACTCTGGATATAATCTTTTATCCCGCCCATGCCACCAGTTATGGTATCAATCCTATTCTGCGCATTCATCGCGATGAAGTCACTACCTAACTGTGCGTTATTCTCTTGTGACATGAAACGAATGGTATCACCTCGCGCCTTCATATCTTTT